CTTGGCTGGTGGTTCTGGCTCGAATAGCTGGCCCTGCTTGGCGGCCTCCTCGATGCGCCTGCAAGCAATGTCAAAGTATTTAGGCTCGCGCTCTATGCCAATGAACTTGCGCCCTAGCTGGATGGCGGCCACGCCTGTTGTTCCGCTGCCCATGAAGGGGTCTAGGATGGTTTGACCGATATGTGAACAGATGCGAACGTATTTAATTACGATAGCTAGCGGCTTCACCGTTGGATGCGCGTCGTCCTGCACAATCGGATGCTCGCTGACCTTTTTCTTTTCGACGGCACCACCAACAAAAACCGAACCACTATCCCGCGCATGCACGCAGTATTCAATGTCGCCGCGCCAAACACCGTTAGCGAATGGAGCTGCGTTCGTCTTATGCCAAACGCAAAGCGTCGTCGCACGCAACCGAGCTTCGTGATAAGCCATAATTTTAGATATCTGGCGGTTAGAGCAAAAGCAAAACATATTGAACGGAACGCAAATCCGTTCCAATTCATTAAAAACATCTAGATTGAAACCAGAAACGATGTTTTTATATTCATTGCTGTCAAACTTGTTTAACGACATCCCAAAGTGCGAAACCCCAGGACCCGAGTCAGACAACAAGTACGGCGGGTCTGTAATCACAGCATCCACCTTGCTCAGCGTAGGCAGCATGTCCATGCAATCCCCGAGGTACAGGGTAGCGCTCCCTATCGTCACCGGGTTGTTGTTTAAAACGGACATTCGACCTCCCAGTCGGGGCAAGCATCCACGGTTGCGGCAAACTCAACTGGCGGCGTTTGGAAATGGACAGTGCATAGACCATCAACTCCGTAATGCTCGCACGTGTGGCAGCATTTCGGCGCTTTTTTTGGCCTTCGCCAAGCAATTACAAAATCAGGCTCAGGTGGGCGCGATTTCAGAATTTTGTCGTTTACTTCATTCATTCCATCTCCTGTTTATTACCCGGTAAAATTTACCGTCTTTTTTGAAATCAATATATTCAGGCGGCGTTGAGTTGCTCATTGCAGTCGCAATTCCGTCTAGCCGGTCGATGCAATCCATGCAATCCGACAGGCGCACTCCTGATGATCCTGCCATCGTGGCGAGTAATTGCATAGCTTTAGACCCAGCATACCCCTCGTGCAAAATAGCAAGATATTCGGTCACTGGCTTATCGCTCAAGCTCCCGTAATAAGTGCAGGAAAGCATAATTTTCCCGCTGGCCTTGCTGGTGTGCTCTCGCCAGGCCCAGCTAGTCACCTCAAGATTGGTGCACTCTAGGCCCATGATGTCGTCGCCGCGCAAGGATAATTTGTCTTTAACTGGCGCGGGAAACAATGCGCCGCAGGCAGGGCAAACCATCGCGCTGATATGCACCAGCTCTCCACAGTGATCGCAGAGCTTGACGGGCGCTTCGCCGCCGCCGCTGCCGCCTTTTTTGGGCGGCTGCACGTTGGTGATGGGGCCGTGGGTGGAGACAACCCCGGCAAAATCCAGCACCAGGCAGTCATTCTTGCCATCAGCTACACGCATACCTCGGCCAGCCATTTGTACGTACAAGCTGGCGCTCATAGTAGGCCGAAGCATGGCTATTAAATCAATACCAGGCGCGTCAAAACCAGTAGTAAGCACATTGGCATTGGTTAGTGCACGTAATCTACCTGCTTTAAATTCCTTTAGCATCCTCTCGCGCTCCGGCTTGCTGGTCTCACCAGTCACGCATTCAGCGGTGATTCCGCGCTCGTTTAGCACATCGGCAACGTGCTGCGCATGTTTCACGCCAGCGCAAAAAAACAACCAGCTTTTTCGATCTCCGCCTAAAGCAATCACTTCTGAAACCACGCGCTGATTTTGATCATCAGTATCTACTGCCGCCTGAAGCTCGGACTCAATAAATTCTCCGCCGCGCTTATGGACGCCGGTAGTGTCCAGCTTGACCAGCGTCATTTTGCTGCGCAGATTGGCCAAGAAGCCCTTAAAAACCAGCTCTTCAATGCTAACCGGCTCAATTAGTGCATCGAACAAAGCAGGCTTGTCAGTTATTAGGCCATGCCCCAGACGGTACGGCGTTGCGGTTAATCCGATTACTCGCAAATTTGGGTTGATGGTTTTTAACTGTGCCAAAAAGGTTCGGTAACATCCTTCGTCTTTATGACTAACCATGTGGGCCTCGTCAATAATAACTAAGTCTACAAAGCCAAACAAACTCGATTTGCTCCTGACCGACTGAATTCCTGCGAACGTAATCGGTTCGCCAAGTTGTTTTTTACCGACACTTGCTGAATAAATCCCCATTGGGGCATTAGGCCAATGGTCGCGCATCTTTTCCGCGTTTTGCTCAATAAGTTCTTTTTGGTGGGTCAACATCAAAATAGTGGTCTTTGGCCACTGTTGCAAAGCGTCTTTGCAAAGAGCGGCAACAATGTGGCTTTTGCCGGACCCGGTCGGCAGCACTAAGCAAGGGTTACCCTGGTTGCCTGCTTTAAACCATTCGTATAACTGGTCAATGGTGAGTTGTTGATATTCTCGGAGCATTATGAAAACAAGTCTAGGGGTGGTTCAATTGGCACGCAGTTAGGACTGCACCAAAGTGTTTCGCTGCTACTGTTAGCAACAGCTTCGTCAGTTAATGCATACCCTTTGCGTGCCGTCCATTCGCGCAAGTGCCATCCGTGCTGTAAAACATCATCATGTTCGCCAGCATGACCGCACAGCACAATCCGCAATTCTTTGTTGTGTCCGTTTTTAATACACCAATCACGCACTGATTCAGCAATCCCCAAGCCCATGCCGCCCGCGCCGTAGTCCATTGAACCCTTGGCATAGGGCGGGTCGAGGAAAACAGCGGTCAGGCCGTGACGGGTGGTCACGCTGTCTTTGCACACGCGCTCCCAATCGCCGCAGGCCACGCGCACATCGCGCAGGCGCTGGTGCAACAGGGCGAACCATTCCTCGATGTAAGCGCGGCGCGGCTGCTGGGTGCTGCGGTTGATGCCTCGCCCGGCGTCGCCTAAGTGCGGCAGTTGGCGGTTGATGCCTTGCCCGGCGCTAAGGTGCGGGAGTTTGCGGTTGATGCCTTGCCCGGCGTCGCCTAGGTGCGGGAGTTGGCGGGAATTCACCAATGCATTGCCATCGGGCACCCACGGTCCGGTTCCGCTGCACCAGCCTGAGCCGATCCAATTGCACGAACCCCAGCACCACCAACCGGCGATCTTGGCGTCAAACCAAGCAGGGTCGGCGTGTAGCTGTGTGGTCAGGCTGTCGCGCTGGCGCACCAGCCACGAATGTCGGGCGAACAGGTCGACCTCGTTGCAGGGCCAGTCGGCATGGTGCGCCACGGCGGCGGGGTCGGAACCGATGGCACGCCAAAAGTTAGCGACGAAGCCGTCAAAGTCGTTGATTGTCTCCACCCGCTTGCCATCGGGCGCTCCGAGCAGCATGGCGGCAGACCCGGCGAATGGTTCGACGTAGTTGTCTACGTGTCCAAAAGCCGCCCACACTTCTTCGCAAGCATTGGCTTTGCCGCCAAAATAAGGAAAAGGTGCAGCCAAAGTACCAGAAATGCTTTTCATGCAACAACCCTCCCATCAAAATCTTTACGCAAACTTTTAATGAATGGATCGTCTTGCAATGCTGAAACTGAAGAAGGGTTGGCAATTATTTCTCTAGAACAGAAAACTTTAGTGCTCGGCGCTCCGTTCTTCACGTCCTTACCGTCAATGACGTAGATGGCCTCCCATTCGTCGGCGCTTTCCTTGCGTCGCCATGGGACTAAATCAGGGTGCAGGACATGCGACTCGCAACCCTTGCGCTGGGCCTCTAGCGGAATCACATCATCCCATCGAGCACAATGCCAGGTGCTGTCCGGCTTGGCCGTGCTGTTGGCGCAGGTGCGGCAGTTAACGTGCTTAGTAGTCTTGCTCTTGTGGCAAAAATCGTGCGCATCGCAGAACTTGCATTGATACCAGCTCGGGTCAGTGCTTATCGGCGGAGGCATGCGGTCGCTGGTGGCCAAATAATGGCCACGACGAATGTGCTTTTCTGCGACCTCTGGCGCATAACGCACTCTCTCGGTGTACATTCGGTCATCATCTTTGCAGATTGCTACATACAGTGCCCTTTCGATTTTCATGCCATGCATATAAAGCTGCATTTGAACGAAGTGTTCAGGCTTGGCGCTGGATACGTCTGCGGACTTTTCTAGTGCGTCAAAAGATTTTTTGCTGTGCGTTTTAAACTCAACAACGTGTCGTTTCTTTGGCGCTTCAGGTACGCCCGATTCAATTACGCCGTCGAGGCTGCCGGACACATGGCAACCCAGATCAACCCGCGACTGATGGGCGCTGGTGTTGCGCACGTCCATGCCAATAGCTCGCAGGTCCGAGACGATGGTGGCCTCTTCCATCTGGCCCCTGCGGAAAAGACGCAGGATGCGGCCAGGGAACTGGGGCTGGACGGCCCAGCGAAAGGACAGCCACAGCCAACGGTCGCACGCATGTCCTAACGTTGAGCATCCCATGTGCGGCCTTGGCTCATCGGGTTTGCTTTCGTGATACTTGTCAATAAGATTTTGAATAGTAGAATCAGGGTCAGGTATTTTGCTCATAGGTGAATCCAGCTATAACGCTGTATTACTTTTTCAACTGTGCTTTCAGAAATTTTAAATTGTTTAGCGAGTGCTTTAGCAGATAAATTGTCACTAATGTACTTTTGTAAATTTTTACGCTGAAGTGCCGCACTACGAATTAACAAAACTTTTTCATTTGTCAGCTTAGATTGAGGCAAAGATTCGCCTCTGTAACAAAACTCATGCACTCGACTAAGATATTCATTTCGCTCAAGAACGTGATCCGGTCGGTGTTTCTTTATAGCTGACATTGTTTCCCCTTCGCGGTTTAAAAAAGCACTTAGCCCAGGCAATTTGCAAAGCCTGGGCATTTTTTTACTTTTTTGCCCAAGGAGGTGCAGTTTGACCAAAAGAATCAGGAGCACGAGCAGGTGAGTTAAACGGTACGGATGCCATCGGCGCAGCACTACCGTTCACAGATCGGAACCCTTTTACGTCGTTGCTGGCTTCATAGGTCTTGCCAGATGTTGGGTCCGTGCGCTGAGGACGAATGTCCAGCTTGATTGACAAGCAACCGCCGATCAATTGATCAGTGTCAGTAACTCTTGCTAGGCCGACAGCTCGCATAACCTCGCCCAACTGCTGGCGCCCAATTTCTTCAGCCTTAGGCGTCTTGTTTTTTATGTTTAGATTGCCAAAAACTACGCGACCCTGGTGCGACGGGCCCGTGATGTCGTATCGCAGCTTGATATATTGACCAGTTCCGTCACTAGTCGATTTGATCTCAGCTTGCGTGATATTGGTGGTGTACCAGCCGGCAGGCAGCGGATCAAAATTGTTGATTGTGCTCCGCGGCAACTCGTTTACGTCAAATGCAGTTTCTAAAAAAGCCATAATAATTACTCCTTGATAGTGATTGAGAAAGAAGGTCGGCCAGGCTTTGCGGTGATAGCATCGGACAAAAGCCTGGTGATTGATTCGTCGGCGGCTTTCCATGCTTGCATGTTGACTTCAGGCTTCCATCGAAACAGTGAAGACAGGTGATCGGTCAACCCATTCTCGGCCGCCAACTCTTGCAGCTTTTCGGAATCAACCTTTCGGTCAATCCGGCCAGAGATTTTAATGATGCAGCCAGCGGCCTCAGAGGTGTCAGTTCCCTCAAAGTCCTTTGCGATCTTGTAGTGCTCGATTATCTTATCCTCCAAGGTCCGCCTGTTTTTCTGCGCATCAACCTCAACTGCCTTAGCTTGAATCCAAGCTCCTACAATTTCGGTAATGCTCATTTGACACATCCAATCTTGGCAATGATCGTTCCCAAGTCTGGAGACTCCCAAGCACTG